TGGATTGAAAGCTAATTTAACTGCACCTCTAACTTGACCTCTATTGAATCCGCCTGGTGAAAACCATGCGTCTGCAACGCTGTCAGTTCTAGCACATAGACCAGCAGTGTCACCATTTAATGGTACAAATCTGTAAACATCATTGTATTTGTCGTACATATATTTGTAACCACTATCAATTACAGAATAACTTGTTGATGGTAAACCATCAGCAAATCCTACTACATTTTGAGTTTGTGTGACTGCATTTGCAACGCCAACCACATCTGCTCTTGCAGGTGATATAAAGGCAACACAATCTTTTCTGTCGTTTGCGATATCCATAACGGCAGTTGCTTTTGTGTCTCCAGTTGCGTCAGCACCTGTTTGAGAAGGTCCACATAATAGTAAACTAATGTCCACATTTTCTGCGTCATTAAATTTTTCATATGCAGTAGCAATCTCAGCGTTAGTAGCAGCGTAATCGTCTGTTCCACTTGCTAATGAGTAAGTCTTCACAACAAAAGCGTCACCTTGAGCATTGTCAAAAGTTTGACCTGTTTTTGCTGAACCAGCATTTGCAAGTGTAGTTTCGTGATCCATATAGTAAACATATTTACTATCTCTATAAATCACATCTGGTGCATAGTTTGAATTACCTTGAGCGTCTTTAGCGTCTGAAGCTTGTGAAACACCAGCAAAAGTTTCTAGGATTTCTCCTGCAGTTCCTGTGATTCCACCATCTTCGTCTATTACTACAATATGCATTTCGTCTAATGATCCACCAGCAGCAGATACATCATCTGTTGTAGTTGGCGGTCCATCAAAGTTGAAGTAATATTCCCAATGTCTTAAAAGTTTAGCATTGTCTTCAACAGCGTGTCTTAATCCACCTGTTTCTGTTTTACCAGTTGCAGGGTTGAATCTTGCGATTGTTAGTACATGAGTTGAGATTCCTGTTACTTTGTAAAAGAATCCAGAAGGTGCACCTGAAGTTGAAGGCACATTACTTGTGTCTCCAAATTCTAATATGTCACCAACTTGCATTAAACTACCATCATCAACAGTAATTGTTGTGTCTCCAATAGCAGCAGCGTTATCGTTTACTAATGTACCACTTTGTGAGTGTGGTCCGAAAGCAGTAGAGTTAGAACAAACAGAAACTTTTAAATTATTTCCTAATGTTCCTGGTTCTCTAGCAGCGTAAGCACCAACATTAGCAGCAAAACTAGCAGCCGCACCGTAATTGTCTAGGTAGTCAGTTGTATTTTTTATTATGATAGCAGTTCCAGATACACAAGCATTAACCATACCAGTGATTGGTCTTACTACCTTCAGATTGTTTCCGTAGCCTAAAAAGTTTGCAGCCGTAAAGAATTCCTCAAAGTTAGATGAATTTGGTTTTCCAAATATGTCAACTAATTCATTTTCAGAAGAAATTGTTGTAATTTCATCTACTGGTCCTTTTTCTGCTGTAATAACAATACCTCCAGAAGTAGTTGATACTGCTGGTACGATATTCGTCAAGTCCTTTTCAGTTACCAAAACACCTGGTGATACTTGAAAAGCCATATTTTTTCTCCTTAATATATTAAGTATTTACTTTATTAGTTATAACCCTTTGTAGATATTTATTATAATCCGTTTCTTTACTACTGACCCTTACGATAGGTCACAGGAGACCATCTTACGCCTGCGTCATCAAAAAACGAGTTATCATTACCTTCTGGATCGTTTATTCCATCATCTATGAACCCAAAAGGTGCCATATCTGCCTCAATTGCATTTTGTTGATCGGTAAACATTTGACCTCTTACATCAACATTCGTCAATTCTTTGAAATATCTTTGATTAGCCATCCAAGAAAAGACAACTAAACACATCACTAAATCATCATTTGCACCTTGCTCTGCTTCAAAAGATTTTCCACGAGCAATAAAAGTAGAGAGTTCCGCAATTATATCAAAATCTTGAATTATTAGTTTATCAGATTCTATCAGACTTTTCAGATTTGAAGTTCCGATTTTTTTTGTACCCTTTGTCATTCTTAAACCTAATTGATTACCACGACCACTAAAGCCTCCACCTAATACTTGACCTGCTCTTCCTCTTTGTGTGACCATCATCATATTATCATACTCAAGCTCAAATTGCATTGCGTCTGCTACTTGTTGTCCTAGATCGTTTATCTCTATTAACACATATGCTTTGTTATAATGATCTCCTACTTTCTTTAATATGTTAGGAAATACAATAGGTTTGATATCGTGATTTCTATACTTTGCAACTATCTTATAAGGTGCCTTTGTTGCGTCTATAACTATAAAAGCAGAATAGTCATTATTAACTCCTCTTGCAACATCAACAGTTATAACATAAGTATGACCTTTTTTAGGCATTTCGTAAACATCAAGACCACCAGGACTTTTCTTAGGATCAACTACTGCCATAGTTTTAAGTTTACTTGCATTGATAAGTGTATCAATACTTCCTAAAAACTCACACTCAAACTCGGTTTGAAACTGTGCCTCACTAGTGTTTCTGATTGTTTGTTTCTTCCATTCTTCATCACGACCTGGCACTTCTGACCAGTGTACTTCAATAGGTTTGTAATCGTTTCTTTTATTATTTGCGTCCATCCACAACTTATAAAACATATTCATTCCGTGAGGTGTAGATACTATCATCACCTTTGATGATTCTCCAGAAGATATTGTAGGATAAACTGAACTAAAAAATTCTTCGGCAATGTTGTTGGGTACATAGGCGAACTCGTCTAGGAAAATAATGTTAAAGGTACTTCCCCGAACAGCACTAGAAGATGTACTCGCCGCTACGATTCTACTTCCGTTTTCTAATTCTAGGGAACCTTTGTTCCAATTAAGAACGCCTTGTTGCATCCATTTCGGCAAGTGCTCGTAAGCCAATTGCAATCGCCCTAATAAATCCCTTGCCGTAGAAGATTTGTTGGCTAGTATTGCAACATTCACATTATCGTTAAATAAAACATAATGTAAGAGGTAGGATATAATGATAGTTGACTTTCCACTTTGTCTAGGTAATTTGCAAATTGTAAACCTATTATCGTGAAAAGTATCTACCATCTTCCGCTGAAAGTCATACATTTGAAAAGGTATAAGACCTTTATCAATTGTGACAATCTTTAAGTAATTTTCTATAAAGTATCTAGGATTATCAAGACACTTCATCACCTCATCTACTTGTTTAGGTGTAAATCGTGATTTTGTGTGTGCTTTCTTTAGATTAGGATTTCCTAAATACTGATCTAATTTTGTCATTATTTTTTATCTTTATTTTTCTTTATCATCTTTTGTAGTTCGGTTGTTGATCCTACAAATAAAGCATTAGTGACATTTTTTGGTCCTAATTCTTTTACATCTTTAATCTTTTTAAGTTTATCTTGTAAGTCTAATAAGTTTTGTGCTATTTCGCTTTGTGTTTTAATTAATTGTCCTGCAACTTCGTATGCTCTAGGATGTTCTCCTTCTTTTGCAAGATTTAAAATACCATCTATTGCAGTATTACCTTTCTCTAACATTTTGTAGAGTTCGTTTCTACCAGTATCAAAGTCTGTATCAACTTCAGCATTTTCTGGTGCAACTGGTTTAGGTGGTTCGTTTGCTATCTCTAAAGGATTCTTTTCTTCCTTTTTTTCTAGTACTTCTTCTGCTATGTTTAGTACTTCATTTAATTTATCATCAATATTACTCATTTTAAAACCTTATGTTATGTATCGTTGCCAGTTTCCTCATCATAGTTTTTACCATCATTAAAAAATTCTAATGTGGTTGTATATGTGTAAGTGTCATCTTTATCAGCACTTGTTGGATTAGGTGTAACCGTAACTCTTTGTACCCTAGATGGATTTTGATCCGATGTGTTTGTGTACATATCAGCTTCTGCATTTCTAATTATAGCACTTGAAGTTATTGGACCATACAAATATATTTTTGCTGTAAATTTTAGTGTGTATATAATTCGTCTTCTATCTGTCAATGCACCTGTATAACTATCTTCGTAATCAACACTTTCTAATATAAAAGGAATATCTCTTTTTGTATCCATATAACTTCTATCCATAATCATAGTTACCGTATAGTCAGGTTGAAAGTATGGAAGTATTTGTTCTACAATTTGAAGACCGTCATCTGAATTAGCAACAAAAACATTTAAGTCAAAACTTACATCATAAGGCACAGGCATATATTGTGTGTTTAAAGTTTTTTCGTCACCACTTGTATTTTTAGCAACACTTATTCTTTGATTTTTATTTAACTTACGACTAGGATCATAAGCATAACCAGTGACATCAAAGGACATACGAGGTAGAGTAATCGCCACTTTTGAATCGTCTCCAGTTAAATCTGCTTGTTGATCTAACCTTGCTATAAATTTTTCTTTTGGTGCATATGAAAGAGGCACTCTAATTACTTGTAAAGGATTCCCGCTAGAATCTGTACGCCTAATATTAATATTATTAAATATTGTACCAAATGCAATTACAGCATTTCTTATCTGTTTATGGTAAAAGTGTTGTCCAAACATTAATAATCATCAACCTCTCCGAAAGGATTTCTTTCGCTAAAATCTAATATATCATCTGCTGTAGATGATGTTGTTGTTCCTGCTTTTTCTTCAAATGCTTTTCCAGTATCAACAGGTTGTTGAGTTGCCATTGTAAAGCTTTCATTAATCATATAGTTAGTTTCACCTATATCACTTTCTAATACAATTGATCCTGTTTCTGCTTCTAGTGTAAATTGGAAGTTCATAGTATCAGTAGATAATGAATCTTCAACATTATCAATTGCTGTAATACCAGTATCAAGTCTTTCAGAAGCGTACTCAAATTTAGTACAAGATAAGTTATAAACAGGTAAAGCACTTTGTTGATAGAACGGTTGCTCATGTTCAACAAATTGTATTTCAAAAAATGCATTTGTTGTAGGGAAATAAACTAGATCACCTTCTTGTGGTCTTTCAGCAACTAAATCACTATTGTTTTTAATTAAAGTTTCCCATCTCAATTTAGAAACAGTAAACTTAATATCATCTCTCAATTCTAAACCAAATTTTTTAATTATCTCCTGTTCGCCCATATATCCATCAGTATTATTTACATACATTTCTATTATATAAGAGTCATCAAAAGATGAAGCTGGGTCCTCGCCAAATATAGTATCTTTGTTTGCCAATTTTCGTGGCAAATAATAAACATCTTGGCCATATATCTTCAGTTGTTCAACAATTAAATCTTCGTATAATCTTTGTTCTGAAGTTGTGCCAGTGTCAAAATAAACATTTGTTGGCATTTAGTTTTTATCCTTGTTGCATATGTGGAGGTTCTTCGTAATTTAATCTTATTTCTTCTTCTAGTTTTTGAACCTCACTTACTGCTGATGAAAATAGTTCAGGTCCGTTAAGTGTCACTCCACCTAACATTGCCGTACCATTAAATTTTGATAGGTTTTGTCCCCATTGTTTTTTGATTAAAGCAGTAGTGTATCTTTTTAAATATATATCATTAAACATATTTGTATGTTGAGCAGGATCTAATTGTCTATAACACTCTATAATTAAATATTCGTCAGCGTCTATATCTTCTTGCCAATCCATATCAATATACAATCTATTTGATAATGCATTAAATCTAATTGGTTTTTCTCCTACTAGTATGTGATCTAAAAAATCTAAATGACGCATTGTCATTTCATAGTGTACAATACTTGTAGATGAGAAATCATATAAATCATTTAATCTTAATTGATATCTAACATCAAACATATTTAAGTTTGCTCTGTCAGATAAAGGAAATATATTTATTACACTTATTACAGCGTCTGGTATTACCAAATAGTTTTGTGTTTCTTCGTAAGTTGTTTCCACTATTGTTGAGTCTTCTGTATGTAAAGGTGTACCATCTTCTTTTATTAAATCACCATCACCTTCTAATACAGTATTTGTACCAGATTCTAATTCTATGTTATCAGCATATGTGCCTTTTTCAATAACATTAAATTCTTTATTTTTTCTTAATCTAACTTTGTCATCAGCAGTTACCTTGTATTTTAAATACATTCTTTCAACACCATCTGTATGATATTGACAAAAATATTGTACTGCTTCGTCTATTCTATCTTCTATTTGATCTTCGTCAACATTTATATCAATTACAGGTTTACCTAAATTTCTTAAGCAATAATCTTTTAATGTTGATCTTGTATTTGGTTTAGCCATAATTTTTCCTTATAATACTATTTAGTTTATCCTAATGCGACTGCTTGTGCGATTGCAAATGCCTTTGTTGCTTTTGCGTCTAAAGCAGTTTGTATATTGCCTGTGACACCATCTACATAGTTTAATTCAGCAGGTGTTGCTGTAATAGCAGTTGAACTTTCGGCTGCTAAAACAGGTATAGTTCCTGAAACATTTGGCAACTTAATTGTTCTATCAGCAGTAGGTTCAATCGTTGTTAATGTTGTTTCATGTGCGTCATCTGTTGCACCTTCAAACACAAACGCATTTTGTATATTAACCGTTGTAGATTCCACAGTAGTAGTTGTACCTTGTACTGTTAAATCCCCAGCAATAACTACATTTCTAAATCCTGATACATCTTTGTTAGAGTCAACAACCACTGCTTTACTAGCAGCAACTGTACCTGCAGTTATGCCATCTAATAATCCTAATTCTGAACCAGTAAGTTCACTATCTCCTACAATTAATGAACCACTTGTTAAATATAACTTACGCCAAGGTCTTGCAGAAGAACCTAAATCATAAGTTCCTGCTGTTGTTGGCATTAAATTTGCTGATATTTTATTTGGATCTAATC